GAGTAACATTGTCCTACAACCAAATTCGAGTGGAACTGGTAGCATTACTATTGCCACTCCTAATACGAATACAGACAGAACTCTGAACATTCCAGATGTTGCAGGCAATCTTGTCACAACAGGTGACACTGGAACTGTTACTGCTGGAATGGTTTCTGGTGTTAATCAAACATCATTGCCTGCCGGAAGTTTACTACAGACAATTCAAACTGGAACTATAGCTAGGTTTACTACGACTACTACAGGAACTTGGCAGGATTCAAATACATCTTTATCAATAACCCCATCATCGACAAGTAGCAAGATATTAGTAACAGTTAACCAGCCTGTGGTAGTAGCAGGAGCTACAGCCCAACTGAGGGGCGGAATCCGTTTGCTAAGAGGCTCTACTGTAATTTGGAATACATACAATTTTACTGAGCATTTCCAAGTCAGACTTGCGGAGAATGAACATAGTCAGGTAGTGACCGCCATCCAACTTGATAGCCCATCTACAACATCTGCTGTTACTTATAAGATTCAATCCTACCTTTTAACAGGTACTACTTTGTTACTATGGGAATCAGCGATGGGTTCAAATATGACTCTTCAAGAAATTAAAGGATAAATAAAGTGATAGATAACTCAAAAGCAATACAATCCTTAAACCCAGGCGCAAAGTGGATTATGCGTGGCGATGATTTAGAATGGTTGGATGAAGTTCAAACAGAACCCACAGCATCGCAAATTTCTGACGAAGTTGTTAGATTACAAGCTGCAGAACCTCTAAGACTTCTTCGTGAAGAAAGAAACTTCATACTCTCACAAACAGATTGGGTTGTCACTATGCACAAAGAGAAGGGAACAAACATTCCTGCTGCTATGAGAACATATAGACAAGCACTTAGAGATATTACAGATAGTGCAACATCTTTAGATGATGTGACTTGGCCGGAGAAACCATAATGAGTACAATTCAAACAAACGCAATCGTTGACGCCTCTGGTGGTAATACTGCAACAGTAAATGGACAGAATATAACATCATCGAACACGATGGGTAGAAATCTTATCATCAATGGTGGGTTTGATGTATGGCAACGTGGGACTAACTTTAGCTCTGCCTCTTATATCTATACATCGGATAGGTGGAAGGTTAACTCTGCAACGGTAGCTAAGACCGCTAATGGTTATAAAAATGCGATAAGCCTTACATCTACCGCAGTCTTCGCTAGCTTAATTCAAGTAGTGGAGAATGGTTGGAAGCTGAAAGGTAAGAAAGTGACATATTCTTTTGACGTGACATCACCTGCCGATATGGGGACTGCGTATCTTTACTATCTAAACACTGGTGGTACTGGTGTTGCAAATACGACAGTTAACTTCTCTACCGCTGGAAGAAAGTCAGTAACCTTTACCATACCGTCTGATGGCTCAAGCACTTCTAACTTTGAAATAAGAATCGTTATTAATGGAAACGGGTCAGAGAGAGGTTCGTGTGTTATTTCTGATGTCCAACTGGAATTAGGTTCATTAGCCACAGACTTTGAATTTAGAAGTTATGGTGAGGAACTGGCTTTGTGTGAAAGGTATTATCAACTTAGTATTGCAAACACTGGTTATACTAATAGTTCGACATCGTGCCGTCTTTCTATAGCTGGAAAAACAACAATGCGAGCTACGCCAACTATTGCTATTGCGAATGGAACAGGTACTTGTGAAGATTATGGTGCTGGTAATAGAAACATTACAGGACTAGGTGGACTTTCTGGTGGTACAGTGCATGGTGGACTTGCTGATGCAACAATCGCTTCATCTACTAGTGGTAAATCTCACGCCCTAATGTCTGGTGCAATTGCAATGATAGCGGAGTTATAAAAAATGATAATTACAAATGCAAAATATTTTAAAGATTTGAGTGGAACTAATTGTTCTATAGGAGCAACAATAGACGGTATGGATTTGGCAATCCCATTAGACCCAGAAAACTCACACTACGCAGAGATTCTAAGACAAGTTGCTAATGGTGATTTAACCATTGCCGATGCAGACTAAATAGTCTAAAGATTGATTAGTTAAAACTATTCTTTCTAAAGGTACATACCTATTATAACAAGGATGTTTTGCTCTGTCAAGACATTTCTTGAATAGTATACAAATAGATAAGACTACATTATGACTGACTTCGAACACTATCTTGGAAACCCCCTACTAAAGAAATCAAATGTTCCTGTTAATTGGGAAAAGGATCAGATTCTTGAGTATCAGAAGTGTATGGAAGACCCTATATACTTTATCAAGAGCTACATTAAGATTGTATCTCTAGATCATGGACTCGTTCCCTTTGAACTGTATGACTTCCAAGAAGACATTGTAAATACAATACACGACAACAGATTTACTATCTGTAAGTTGCCACGACAGTCTGGTAAATCTACCACACTTGTCTCCTATGTACTACACTACATCCTATTCAACCCTAATATGAATGTTGCAATCCTCGCCAACAAGGCGGCAACTGCACGAGACATTCTTGGGCGTTTGCAACTTGCATACGAGAACCTACCTAAGTGGTTACAACAAGGAGTTGTGTCTTGGAACAAGGGTTCTGTGGACTTAGAGAACGGCTCTCGTGTTGTTGCCTCATCCACATCCTCTAGTGCGGTTCGTGGTGGTTCATATAACATGTTGTTCCTAGATGAGTTTGCATTCGTTCCACAGAACGTAGCAGAGGACTTCTTTAGTTCTGTATACCCTACAATATCATCTGGTACGTCTACTAAAGTTGTTATCGTATCAACTCCCAATGGTATGAACATGTTCTACAAGTTGTGGACTGATGCAGAGAACAAAAGAAACTCTTATAACATCATAGATGTTCACTGGAGTCAAATACCTAATAGAGATGAGAAGTGGCGTGAAGAGACAATTGCGAACACCTCATTAGAACAATTTCAACGAGAGTTTGAATGTGAGTTCTTGGGTTCTGCAAACACTCTTATTCACCCTGCTAAGATTAAGACGATGGCATTCCATAATCCTATTACATCAAATGCTGGATTGGATATGCATGAACGTCCAGAACCTAATGCAACCTATGTTCTTATTGCAGACGTTGCCAGAGGTACAAAGAACGACTATTCTGCATTTATTGTATTTGATGTCTCGACAGTACCCTATAAGATTGCTGCAAAGTATCGTAACAACGAGATTAAACCGCTACTATATCCCAATGTTATTAGTGATGTTGCCAAAGCATATAACAATGCATACGTCTTAGTTGAAGTAAATGATATTGGTGAACAGGTTGCAACTGCTCTACAGTTTGACTTGGAGTATGAGAACCTTATAATGGCAAGCATGCGAGGTCGAGCGGGACAGGTGCTTGGTGGTGGCTTCTCAGGTGGTAAAGCGCAGTTGGGTGTACGAACAACCAAGGCAGTTAAAAGGACGGGTTGTTCCAATATTAAACAAGTCATTGAATCAGATAAGTTAATTATCAATGACTACGAACTAATTAAAGAGTTATCTACCTTCATACTTAAAGGACAATCCTATGAAGCAGAAGATGGACACTCAGATGACTTGGCGATGTGTTGTGTGTTATTCGGATGGATGATACAACAGACATATTTCAAAGAGTTAACAGACGATGATATTCGTGCTAGGATGTATTCAGAACAACAGAATCAACTAGAACAGGACATGGCTCCATTTGGATTCTTGGACGATGGTGTACAGTCTCCTTATGGGGAAACCATTATAGATGAATACGGACAAAGATGGAGTCCAGTGGTTCGTACTTACGATTCTGATTGGTAGAGATTACGGAAACCCTACATAATATCAATAATGTCGTTTACTAGTTTTAAGTAACAGTTTGAACAGACAACTCTAGATTCGTTGATTAGATTAATAACCTCTTCTCTAGACTGTTCGTTTAAACCCTTCCTTTTAGTTAGTTTACGAATATCCTTTTCGTGAGGATAGAACTGGAGACAAGCGGTTTCAGATTCACCACAGTGATGA